CTGCTCGTTGTAAAGCTCTTACAACTGGTGACATCTACGCACCTAACGGTACTGTAGTTGGTAACTTCTACACTGATTTCGGTGTTACTCGCAAACAAGTAGCTTTCGATTTATCTAATGCAGCAGTTAACCCATTAACTAAACAGCGTGAGATTGTTCATCATATCCGTGACAACATCATGAGTGGCGAAATGCCTACTGAGATTGTTGCAATCTGCTCAAGCGGTTTCTTCGACAAGTATGTAGATAATGCTCAAGTTAAAGAAGCTTACAAATTCTATACCTCTACGCAAGAACCTTTACGTAATGGTACATGGGATCAGTTCCGTCACGGTAGTTTGACACTTATCCGTTACGATGGTTCTTACAAAGATGCAAACGGAAACTCTGTAGCTCTTATCCCAGCAGACGAGGCTTACTTCCTTCCACTAGGCACTGCTGACAGCTTCAAAACTTACTTCTCTCCTGCTAACAAGTTTGACCTTGCTAACACTCTTGGAGAACAAGCGTATATCTTTGAATATGCTGATGGTAAAGGTTCTAAGATTGAAATTGAATCAGAATCTAACCTGATCAATATTCTCCGTCGCCCTGCTATTGTGGTTCGTGCTGTAGCTGGTGCTAGTATTTAATTAAGTTCTAATACAATGCAACTTCTTAGGGGTTGCATCACTATTAGAATTATAAACAAAGGAAATAATAATGGCATTAACATTAGTCCAAGAAGTTCGACTAAACGTGGGTTTAATTGGTAATGCCTATGACCTACTTTCTGATGAAGAAATTACTCACTATTTAGAAAAGAATAAGAACAATGTTCGTAGAGCAAGTTTAGATTGTGGTAAGACTGTGTTATTCATTCTATCTCAATTAACACACACTAAAGCAGATGTTCTTGAATCATGGGATCATGATTGGTTTAATAATTATTATAAAACATTGCAAATGTATTTGAATGACCCCAACTTTAGTTTCGCTATTAATGGTGCAATGCCTTATGCTGGTGGGATTAGTGTAGCAGATATTCGAGCTAATGTAGAGAACTACGATAACTTGGTTGTTGATGTAGATGCGGGTATTCCTACAGATGGTGATGCTAGTTGCACAAATAATACAAACCAACAAGTGTTTAAGAGATTCCCAAATACTTTTTAAACCTTTTAAAATCTAACACTTTAAGGTAGTGAATATGGATTTACAATCTAACCGTTTCAAATCAGGTGCAAAACGATTGATTGATAAGCACGGTAAGACACGAGTTTACAATAGTATTGGTAGTGAAACATATAATCGTGAAACTCAAACAGTAGAAACAACAAGCACGTTATACACAATCAAGATGTTTGAGACAGAACCAAAGTATAAAGAAGTTAAATCTCCTAACCTTGTTGATAAGAAACTGACTGTATTCCTTATCTCTACAACTGACCTACCTGTAAGACCTAAAGTTGGTGACTTAGTTACTGATATATTCTTAGGTGTAGATGAATCTGTTGAGGTTGTAGAGGTTAGTAAATACGAAGGTTTTGGCGAAGCTTGTATGTGGCGCATCCTCTGTGTGAGTGTTTAATGGTTTAATTAAAGAGGTGCAGAATGGCTGTATACGAAGGTAAGCAAGGTATTGCTTCATTAAGAGAGAAGATTAAACTTAAATCTAAAATGCTTGTCGGTGAATCTTTAGAAAAGATCGGGTTAATTGCTAACGATGTAGGTGACTTTAAGAACTCTTGGAGCGTTGGTTTAGGTGCAGTTGACCCTACAGTACGTTCTGCTGATACAGATGGTATGGGGGCTGTTTTAGACGCTATACACAAGAACAAAGCATACAACTTAGAAGATACTGCTTACGTCACTAACAGTATTGACCACGCTAAAATGGTTGAAGATGGTTGGGACGATAACCCTGAATATGGATGGAAAGCTAAAGGCGGTTATCATGTTGTTGAGAACAATACAGGTTCAGCAGTAGCTATCTTAGAGGCTGTAGCACAAAAGGTAAGTAAACTGTGAGGGTATTAGATGCCACAAAAGAATATTAGACTTGCATTTGAAAAGAAGTTGGTAGCTATGCCTTCAGGGTTGGGAGCATCTAAGACGGCTTTTGAGAATGTAACATTTACCCCAACAGTAGGTACTGCATATCAGCGTTCTGCACTAGCTCCGATTACTCCTGAAAATCCAACATTAGGTGATGGGTATTTCCGTGAAGTAGGGTTTTATCAAGTTGTCCTATCATACCCGAAAGGAACAGGTGTTGGTAACATCACAACAATGGCAGAACTTGTGCAAGATTATTTTAAAAGAGGAACAACATTAGTTGAGGGTTCGGATAAAATAATAATAGACAGGACTCCGCAAATATCCCCTGTCTACATCAACGACAATAGAGCAGAGATTACAATAAGAATTAGATACTATTCAGAGCAGTTTGTTTAAATGAGCACTAACAGTTTGATTAATGATTCAATCTCTAATTTAAAATAATTTTAACAATTACACAATTAGCAATAATTTTTGGAGTAAATAATGGCAACAGCTTCAGGTATTAATAAAGTAGTATCTTATAAAAAAGAAACTTCTTTTGGTACATTACCTTCCCCTACAACTGGTGGACAAACACTTCGCCGAGTATCGTCTACTTTTAACTTAACAAAAGAAACTTATCAATCAGAAGAAATCCGTACAGATTATCAATTGGTTGATTTCCGTCATGGTGTTCGTGCTGTAGAGGGCAGTATCTCAGGTGAACTTAGCGCAGGAACTTATGCAGATTTCTTAGCTTCTGCTTTAGCTCGTAACTGGACAGCAGCTACACCATCAGCTTTAGGTAGTACAACTATTGCCTCTATTGGTGGTACATACACAATCACTCGTACAACAGGTAGTTGGTTGACTGATGCAGTTCGTGTAGGTAATGTTATTCGTTTAACAGGTTTTGCTACAGCAAACAACGGTGCTAACTTACTTGTTATTGCTTTAACAGCAACAGTAGCAACAGTAGTAGCTTTAAACAATGTACAACTAACCCCTGAAACAGTAGCTTCTGGTGGCGCATTTACAGCAACAGGTAAAACGACCTATGCACCTACAACTGGTCATACAGACGACTCATATACATTTGAAGAATGGTATGCAGATATTGGTCAATCAGAAGTAACAGTAGGTAATAAAGTAAATACTGTAGGTATTGCACTTCCTGCAACTGGTTTGACAACTATTGATCTTAGCTTCATGGGTCAAGATTTAAAACAACGAGGAACATCCCAATTCTTCACTTCACCTACAGCTCAAAACAGTAACGGTATCTTTGCAGCAGTGAATGGTGCTTTGATTGTGAATGGTGCTCCTGTTGCTCTTGTAACTGGCGCTAACTTCAACATCAACCGTAACATGACTTCTGAAGCAGTAGTTGGTAGTAACATTAAACCTGAAATCTACGAAGGTCGTATTATTGTAGATGGTGACGTCACTACTCTATATCAAGACGGTACATTCGCTGGCTACTTTGATGATGAAACAGAGATTAGCTTAGTTATCGCTTTAACAGCTAACAACTTACCAAACTCAGAGTTTATGTCTTTCACTATTCCACGTCTTAAATTGTCTACAGACACTAAAGATGATGGTGAAAAAGGTATTGTTTCTTCTAACTCATTCCAAGCCCTTAAAGGTAATGGTGCAAATGGTTTTGAAGCAACTACACTGATGATTCAAGATTCTACTTTAGTTTAAAGTGAATTTAAGTTTTAACAAATAACAACAAAGGGGTGAAAGCCCCCTTACTTATTTATTTTATATTTTATTTTGAGGATACACAACATGGCTTTTGATATTAAAAAAACTAACTTAGCTGAACAAGCTGAAGCTGGTCACGAATTTGAAGTAAAACTACCTGACGGTAGCTCAACTGATTTCTTCATTACTGTACGTGGTAACTTATCACCTAAGATGAAGAAATACAGTAAAGATTTATTTAATAAAATGCAGATGAAAGAATTGCAAGCTAAACGCAGAGGTAAAGGTGAACAACCTGTAGACTTAGATGAAGCTGAAGCAACTCTTATTGAATCAGCAGCAGCACGTATCGTTACTTGGAAAGGTTTAGAGGAAGATGGTAAGGTTGTAGAGCCTACTCCTGAAAACATTAAACGTATTATGCAAGAACTTGATTGGGTACGTGGACAAGTCTTAGAAGAAAGTGACAATGCTGCAAATTTCATCTAAGCAATATTCTTGATGACTGTATTGAGTATTGCCAATATCAGATTGAACACACTCAGAGAGCATCTGATGGATCAACTGTAAATGACCATATTGAGGCAGCTAAGGATAACCCTTTCCTTGCCTCTCTGGGTGGTCATCAAAAGATATTACAAGAAGCAACAGAAGAACCTCCATTACTTCCAAGTGCTGCTCAATTTGCATGGACGTATTTCTTACGTTTAAATCAAACGAGGCAGTCAGGAGGTTTTGGAGGTTTTTGTGCTATTAGTTACCAAGAAATGTTAGCGTTCTTCACCTTAGAAGATGTATTACCTGAACCTTATGAGTTAGAGCTGATTAGGGTGTGGGATAGAATGTGGTTAGAACACCATCATAAAGAAAAAGAAAAAGCTTCTAAGAATAAGTAAGAACAATGAGAAGCAAAGACTAAACACGAGGAATAGTAATGGATTTAGTTAAAATTGGTTTTCAGATTAACGCTAATGGTTTAAAAGACGCTAATACAGAAGTTGATAAGCTTCTTAATAAAGTTGATAACATTGGTGCAAAAGGTAAAAAAGCTTCTTCTGAGTTTGTAGACGGTCAAAAGAAGGTTAAGGACTCTTTAGGTAAAACCAAGAAAGGTACTGAAGATGTCCTTGGCGCTCAAAACAAACAGATTGACGCGTACAAGAAACTGCTTAACTTAGAACAAACTCGTGCTAAATATATATCACAGGGTTTCGGTAAAACTGATGCTACTCGTATCTCTAGGATGGAGATTGGTGGCGCAGATACAACAACATTAAACAATTATAAAAAAGCAATTGAAGAGACAAATAAAGCAGCTCAAGCTTTAAGACCTTCTTTTGACAAAGTTACAGAAAGTCACAACAAGTTCTTAGATTCAATCAAAGGGATTGCTGTGTATGCAGCGTTGTCGGCTGTTATTTATGGCGTTATGACTGCTACAACTAACCTAGCCGTAGCGACAGTTAAAATGGCAGATGAATACACTGCTATTCAAAACCGCATGAAGTTGTACATCAGCGACGCTAAAGAGCTTACTAAAATCAATAGTCAGTTAGCTCAATCGTCTATTGAGAACAACGTTGGGTTAAGAGAGACAGCTACACTATTTACTCGTCTTGCTCCATCTATGCAGAAGCTTGGCGCTAACACAGCCGCTATTACAACAGTAGTAGATGCGTTTGGTAAGTCTATGCGTATTGGCGGCGCGACAGCAATGGAAGCAGCATCTGCTACTATTCAGTTCTCACAAGCAATGGCATCAGGTAAGTTAGCAGGTGATGAATTTAGGTCTATCTCAGAAGCATCTCCTCGCTTCCTTAAAGCAATTGCTGAAGGTAGTGGTATTGCAGCAGATAAGCTTAAAGAGATGTCTTCTGCTGGTATGTTGACTACACAAGTTATTTCTAAAGCATTGTTAAAAGAATACCCTAAACTGATTGAAGAAAACAAGAAGCTTGGGGCAACTTTAGAACAAGGTGCTAATGCTCTAAAAACTGGTTTCTTAGTAGCTATTGGTGAGTTTAACGAGGGTGCTGGAATAACTAAAGCAATGGGTGAAGCTATGATGGATTTAGCTTCAAGTATGCTTACAGGCGCTCAGAATGCTCGTCAATTCGGTAAGGATATTAACACATGGTTCACAAACAATGCGGACACAATATCATTAGTAGTAGATGCGTTTAAGCTTCTAGCTACAGTTATTGCTGTACGATATGTGACTGCTGTAATCTTAGCAACTAAAGAGTCTATTCGTTATCAAATGACTCTCATCAGCATGGCAGCGCAGCAATCGAATGTGACACGTTCAGCTACATTAATGACCACCGCAATTAACGGTGTTGGTGCAGCAATGAAAGGTGTTCTTAGGTTCTTTGGTGGATGGGCTGGGTTAGCATTAACTGTTGTCGGTGTAGCATCTTCTTACTTGTTAATGAGAGATAATGTCGCTCAAGCTAACGCTAAATTAGTAGAACAATCAGAGTTTGCGAACAAAGCAGCAACAGAGCTGAGTAAATTAACTACTGAGCAAAAGAAAAATGCTGGGTTCAAATTAACCTTAGATATTAATGAAGCAAGTGCAAACCTAGAGAATGTACAAAGTCGTTATGTGGCTCTTGTACAAGTTATGTCTAAAACCTCTTGGACAGGTAAACTTTCTAAGGATATTAATGCTGTAACTAAAGCTGTTAGTAACGGTACAATGTCATTTGATGAGGCAACTCGTAAGTTACTTGAAATGGGGGCTATCAGTGAAGAACATGCTCAGAAGTTAAGTAAACAAGCTACCTTATACAACGAAGCAGCGAACAGTGCGGGATTGTTAGGTAAAGCAGCACAAGCTCTTGGTGTTGATTTCAAACTTGGTGGTAACGAAGCTCAGAATGCTACGCCAGCAATTGTTGGTTTAAAAGATCAGACAAAACTTCTTGGTGATGAGGCTACTATAACAGGTAGTAAAATCAACAAAATGGCAGATGATTTCAAGAAAGCTGCATCCGATAGTAGAGCTACCATTGCTGTTATGAAGCAATATAATCTTGATGCAACATTTGCTGAGAAGTTAGTTAAAAGTTCACAAACAAGATTTAACGCCTCTCAAGGTAATATTGATTCTACACTAGAAAGAATCAAGAAAGCTGAGAAGCTGTTGAACAGTTTAGATAGCGCTAACCCAGCAAGAGCGACAATTCAACAAACTTTAGATAATGCTAAGGAGTCGTTAAGAGTAGCACAACAAGCTGTTAATATTGGTAAGGCTGCTGACATTAGAAGTCTAGCACCTTTAGCTCAAGATGCACAAGCTGCTCAAGAGGCTATATCTGATCTAACAGCTTCTCGCAAGAAATCAGATAAAGACGAAGACAAACTCTTGGATAAGATCAAGAAGGCAACTGAGTCTTATCAGGAACAGGTGGGTTATGTTGGACGATTACAATATCTTCTTAAACAAGGTGTAGATTACGAAGTGGCAAAAATAGTCGCTGAGAAAGAATACTCTCGATATATTGCTGGTAATAGTCTAGCAATGGAGATTGTTCAATCTAAGCAACAACAAGCCCGTATAGATTATCTTGCTTCCCTATCAATAGAGGAAGAGTTACAAGGTCGTATTAATGCTCTATTGAAGATAGGTGCTACATACGACCAAGCTAGAACTTTAGCTGAAAGTAAGTTTGCGGATAATGCGGAAGGTCGCGCTGCTCTTGGGCAAATGATCACTAATACATTATTCACTCAAAACCAACAACTAGATGATATGATTAGCCAACAAGCAAGTATTAATGGTTATCTTGAAAAAGGTAAGACATTAGAACAGGCTACTATGGAAGTCACTAAAGCTCGTCTGCAAATGATTGCTGGTGGAAAGCTGACAGAGGAACAGAAAACTCTAGCGGATGCTGTATTACAACAACAGTTGAAACTAAAAGCTCTTGAAAGAGAGAAAGAGTTGCTGACCAATCTTAATACGTTGGAAAAGCAAAAGAATGCATTCGTTGTCGCACAATCTAGTAGTTATTATAAGTTAGCTCAGAATATAGCAATTGCCAATAAGGTTGCAGCAAATACAGACATGACTACTGCTCAAGCTAGACGTTTAGTTGAAGCAGAAGAATTGTTAAACTTTGAGAAAGAGATGTCTTCTCTTAAAATGCAAACTTATATTCTAACTCTCAACGAAAGCGATGCTGTTAAACAATTACTAAGTAACTACACAACCTTAGACAGTGTACAAGTTGGACAATATGATAGGCAACAGAAGCTTCTTGCAATTGCTAAAGAGTTGTCTGCGGAAGCTGAAAAGCAACGTAACAATCCTATTGGTGACTTTAGTAGCGTTGATTTTAATGTGTTTGGTGATTTTGGTAATCCGTTTGAAGCTGCGCTAAATGGTCTGAATGAGTTTGTGACTAAGACTCAGGAAAGTCGTGGTTTATTGGCTTCACTTGAGAAAGATATTACTGCTGCTAAACAAGCTGGGTTAGATGTTACGAACTTAGAGTTGGAAAAGGTACAGTTATTAACTAAACAGGAACAGGACAGAAGTAAGGCTGTTGATCAAGGAATTACAAGCACTTTATCACTAACGAAGTCAATGTTTAACGAGGAAAGTAAGGGTTATAAAGTAATTAGTAAGTTAGAAAAAGCTTACCAAGCATCTAAAATCGCCTTTGCTCTTTGGGAAAAGAAAGACGCTATCGCCACCTTAGCTCTTGAGTTAAAAGGTATGTTAATGAATGCTGCAACTTTTGTCTCAACAACAGCAACTAAACTTGCTGCACAAATGGGATTCAACGTTGCGAAAGGTACTGAAGCTGTATTAACTCAAGGTGGTGGTGATCCATACACAGCGTTCCCTCGTATGGCTGCAATGGCTGCTGCTGTAGCTGCTTTAGGTATTGCTATTGGTAGTATCTCTGGTGGTAGTACAGGAAGCTTCACTGCTTCTAACTCTGGAACAGGAACAGTCTTTGGTGATTCAGAGGCTCAATCTACCAGCATTGCTAATTCGATTGAATTGTTATCTGAAAATAGTGACTTGATGCTCCCATTAACCACTTCAATGTTACGTTCTTTAAGAAATATTGAAAGTAGTGTTGGAGGTGTTACAAACCTAATCCTTCGTCAAGCTACTGGTGGAAGTTTCAATGTTTCTAATGGGTTCACTCAGAATGCAATTGGTGGATTCCTTGAGAAAGCTGGTAATTCGTTCTTTGCAAGTATTGGTGACTTCTTAGGTGTCAACAAGATGCTTGGTGGTTTACTGGGAAGTTTGTTTGGTTCTAAAACATCTATACAAGGTCAAGGTTTATTTGGCGGGGCACAGAGTTTAGGTAACATCATGTCAGGAGGTTTTAATCTTCAAGAGTACATTGATGTTGAAACTAAGAAGAAGACGTTTGGTATCACAACATCTGTAAAGAATAGTACACAATTCTCCGCTGCTAATAAAGAGTTAGAGAAGCAGTTTACATTAATCTTCTCAGGGTTCTACGATTCAATTCTATCTGCTACAGATATTCTTGGTGCAAATACTAACGAAGTTAAGAACAAGTTACAAGCTGCCATAATCAATATCGGTAAGATTGATTTGCAAGGTTTAAATGGTGAACAAATCCAAGAGAAGCTAGAAGCTGTTTTTGGTGCTGCTGCTGATAATCTTGCACAACAAGGTTTTGCTGGTCTAGATGCTTTCCAGAAAGTTGGTGAAGGTTACTATGAAACTCTGATACGTGTAGCTTCTGCTGTTGATGAAGCAACATATTACACAGAACGTTTAAATGTAACCGCTGTTGACTACACTGACATCTTGAATAAACAAGGTGATGTAGCTGCTGAGATTGTTCGTCAGTCTGTACTGTTAAACAATAGTACAAAAGACATCAAAGGTGGCTTCTATGATTTAGTTAATTCTTTTGATGGTACAGCAAGTGAATTGACAGACTTTGTTCTGACACTGAAAGACTTACAAGATCAGTTGTTTATGACTGGTAAGAATGCTGACTATTTAACATCATCAATGATTCTCGGTGCTGGTGGTTTAGACAGCCTAGCTAGTGGTTTAGATGCTTATTTTGAAATGTTATCTCCTGCTGAACAAGCTGCTGAGTTGACACGTAGATTGACAAATGAGTTTGCTATCTTTGGTAAGGAATTGCCAGCAGATGTCAAAGCATTTAGAAATTTAGTGAGCAGTATTGATATTAGCACAGAAGCTGGTCAAAAGCTTTATGGTCAAATCATTGCGTTAGCTCCTGAGTTCAACGATCTTCAAGATGCTATTAAGAATGCGAATGGTGATGTGAATGCTCTTGTGCAATCTCTACGCGATTTAGCTGAACAAGCTAGAGCTGCTAGAGGTGAAACAGAACAACCACGTAACTTAGCTTACCTTCGTAATGAGTTCCAGAATGCTTCTGCTTTAGCTCTACAAGGCGATACGGAAGCTGCTGCTAGACTTATTACTATCGGCAAAGACTTGATGTCTATGAGCAAGCTATACTCTGTAACAGGTAGTGATTATGCTAAAGACTTAGCCTTCATTCAAGGTATCGCAACTGTTGTAGCTGACATTCAAGAGTCTGGCTTAGGAACTTCAATTAGTCCTGATCTAACACCCTCTACTGGTACGGGAACAACTACACCAACTGTTGAGACAGTTAATAACTCAACAGATGCTCGTTTAGATGCGCTTTCTGAGAAGTTAGAAGCGGGGTTATTTGCTATTGCTAAGTATGCTCAAGTTACAGCAACTAAGTTAGAGAATTGGGATGATGGTAATCGTATCATGGTTGGTATTCAACCTGAGAATGGTGACATACCTGTTCCAGTTAAAATCACATTATAAGTAGATGGAGAGTTTAGGCTCTCCTGATACTCTTTAACACACTAGAGCATTTTAATATTGAGGAAATTAGATGAGAGTTATTAAAAGTATAGTGACTACGGACGCTATTCTAACTTCTAGTAACATCCCAGAGGATGAATACCCCGATTGGGTATCTGGTACAAGTTACACTGCTCTGGATAAAGTTATTTATGAACACAAGATTTATGAAAGGATTATAACTGGTACTGGGACAACTCCTCCAAACATAGATCAAATTAATTGGTTAGATTTAGGTGCTACAAACAAATACAGAATGTTTGACAATATCATTTCAAGTGTTAGTAGTCGAGTTGGTGGCATTGAGTTTACTCTTACGCCGAATCAGGTTGTTAATGGAATTGCTCTTTTAAACGTAAACGCTTCACTGGTTAGGGTTGTTGTAACTGATCCGATTGATGGTGTTGTATATGATCAGACTAAAGAGTTAAGAGCTTCAAGTGAAGTTATTGATTACTTCTCATACTTCTTTGCCCCATTAGTATCTCTAACAGATTTAAATACAGCAGTATTCTTAGACTTACCAAACAGACCGACAGCAACTATTACAGTATATATTAGCTCAGGGACAGGTTTAGTAGAGGTTGGTGAAGTTGTGTATGGTATTCAGAGTGTGGTTGGTAGAACTAACTATGGCACAGCTATCGGGATTAAATCTTATTCTCGCAAGGAGGTAGATGAGTTTGGTAAAGTTACGGTAATTAAAAGAAAGAACAGTAAGTATGCTGATTATGATGTGGATATTGACAACACAAACTTAGCTTTTGTTCAAAGGTTGTTCCAAGATATCGATTCGATTCCGTGTGTATTTATTGGGAATCCTGAAATGGAAGAATTGATTGTCTATGGTTTCTATAGCGATTTCAAATCAACCATTAGTTTTCCAACAGTTAGTAAGTGTACGTTACGTGTAGAGGGGTTAATCTAATGTCAGCACCAAATGTAAATCCTTTACCTGCATCACCATCAAGATTGAGCAGACCTAGTAATTTTGTTACCGAAGCTACAGTGTTCCTAGAGGCATTACCTACATATAGATCACAGGTTAATTTTTTTAACACATATATTAACTCCAATATTGTGAACAAGTATAATTTCGGGACAATACTTGGAATAAGAACTTTCCCTAACATATCACAAGTTCCAGCAAATGATATTATTTTCGACGGAGATAATATTTCTTTTACTAGCGCCTTAGACAGTCTCTATAGTGCGTTAGAAGCGCACAGTTTAGTTATAAATTCTACAGGTGTTTGGTATGATTCCGTACTCAGTGAAGTGGGCTCTATTCCTTACGATTTAGATAAACCTATTACCTCAGGGGTGTCTCAAGCAATGACAAGGAATCAGAGTCGAGAAGATTTCAACGAAACAGCTCAATTATTCACAACAACAAATCAAGATAATATTAACTCATTATTTCAAAGTATCTGGTATACCTACAGCACCTCATGTGGTGATAAAAGTTGTGGGTTAGTTACAGACACAACAATTATTTCTTTTTTAGATGGCGGTTCGGTTACTGACCACACTATTACTTATTGAGGGTTATATGGCTTTACAATTTCAATTAAGACGCGGAACAACAGCAGAGACTAAATCATTTACAGGGGCTGTTGGAGAAGTAACAGTAGATACAACAAAGGATGTTGTTGTTGTTCACGATGGTGTGACAATCGGAGGCTTCCCTGTTGCTGCACGAGCAAATGCTGACGGAACAATCAGTTTAATTAAGAAAGATGGTACATCTGCGGGAGAGATTAACGCATCAGGTTTATTTAATAACACATTAACTTCTACAAACACCAACCAAGCTGCAACAGCTGCTCAAGCTAAAATCTTGAATGATGGTAAGTTAGATAAATCAGCAATTACAATAACAGGAAATCCTCCTGTATACGGATGTAGGGCTTGGGTAAACTTTAACGGGGCAACAGGCGC